ATCCTTTAATTTAGCCTCAAGAAGGCGGACAAATTCTTTGACTGATGCGTAGGGCGCTGACAAGCCCGAATCACGCATTAAACGGGCTATATCACGCTTGGTCATGGTTATTTCCAGTATTCATACAAAACAAAGTAGATGCCAATCCAAAACAGGACAGCCCAAAAGATGTTAATGAGTGCTTTCAAAACGGTGCTTCCTCAAAATTGTCAGGGTTAAATTTAGGCTCTCCAGGTTTGCTTGGTGGTAATTTGGTTGGAAAAGGCCAGTTACTCATGTTTAGCCTCTCTTAATGCTTTAAGTTCATTTCTCAGGCGTGTGTAGCCTGCGTAGTGCAGGGCCATCTCATAAGAGCCATCCTGTGCGCTCTGCCAGTGTGCCTGTGCCTCTCTAATCTTTTCCATCTCAGCGAGTATTTGTTCTTCAGTCATGCTTTACCTCTTATCTTGAGCCCAGTCGGGTCACTTTGCAGGCTGATGCTGTCGTGCATCTGGCGCAATAAGGCGCAGAAGTTTTCACGCTCATGCTCTGCTACCAGTTTGGCAAACTTTACGGGGTCTAATTCGCCAGCAACATAGTCACCATTGTTTTCAATAACCAAGGCTTGGTCATATAGTTTTGCAATTTGTTCGTCAGTCATACAAGTGCTACCGCTAAAAACCAAGCCAACAGACAAGCAATGACAACAGCCAATGCGTAATCCAAGAATGTTTCAAAATGGGAGTTCATTGCTGTTCCTTTCGTTGAACTGGGGTTGCGAGGAGCCATTTGTCACCAAGGTATCGAACAGAAGCGACCCAAGACCGAATGTTGTGTCGGACAATATGACGCTCGATATACGGTCTATCAAAGTGTCCTCGAACCCTTTTGAGTAAAGAAGTTGGCATAGTTGATCTAGCTCCATTTGCTTAGTTGATATGTCAATCATTTTTGTAAGCCTTGTTTGCAAGCATCACAGTCGCAAGGGCCAACGTAGAATTTGATGTCTTCTTTAAGTTCTTTCATGGTGTCGTATGCGTAAACATGGTTTACGTCTAATGCGTCATAAAGAAACTTAAAACCATGTGGCAAATTTAAGATGTAAACACCTGGTTCGTCTGTGTCTACGTCACGTTTAACATCAAGTTTGTATTTCATGTTTAGCTCCTTAAAAGACCACAACTGTTGTGGCATGAGTAGTATTGTATGTTGAAACAACTCAACATTGCAACAAATTTAATAAAATTTTTGTAGGTAGTTTCCCTAATTTGTATGTTGAGACAATTCAGCTACAATCTAAGGATGCAAAAACTTTGTAAACATTGCCAAAACGAAATTATTGGTCGTGACGTTCGTGCGACTGTTTGTTTCAATTGCACCGATAAGACTTATAGAATTACAGGCGGCGCTGCTGCTTCAATAGCTGTAAACAAGGCAATTAAAAACAATTTGATGCCTCATCCATCTACATTGAATTGTGTCGATTGCGGTGTTCCGGCTACTTGCTATGACCATCGTGACTACAACAAACCATTGGATGTTGTGCCTGTTTGTAGTCGTTGCAATAAACTTAGAGGCTCTGCAATTCCTAAAGAAGCGACAGCATGACCAAAGAAGAAGCTATAAAACTTGCTGGCGGCATTTCAGCATTAGCAGACTTGCTAAAAATTCACAGAAGCGCAGTTTGGCATTGGAAGGCCATTCCTGCTTTACGAATTTATCAGCTTAAAGAGTTAAAACCTGATTGGTTTAAGCTATAATTTTTACAAACACGGCTAGGGTAGCTCCCGAAAAGACGATTCGTTACCGTCCTGCCGATATTGTTTTCAGTAACGACAACCGATAACGTAAGGTAAAAAAAGTGGCAACACTATCTCTTAAAAAAGCCAAACCTATTGGCGAAACTCCCTTAGAAAATCTTGATGGCAAATTTGTCGTTATGCGACAGTCACGCCATGTCAAATCTTTTAGGTTTACTTGCTTTTCTGACACGCACGATCAAGCTATGCGTGAAGCAAATAGGCTAACTAAAACAAACAATACAGAGCGTTATTTGGTGCTTCAAGTCCAAGGTTGGGCTGATTGGAGCAACTAATGCACTATTACAAAAGAAACCTTGGCGACTATGCCAAAAAAGCAGGACGTTTGACCATGCTTCAACACGGTTCGTACACGCTTCTTATGGATGCGTGTTATGACCGTGAAAAGTTCCCTACATTGGATGAAGCTATTGAATGGACATGGGCATCCACAGAAGCTGAAGTTGAGGCGGTAAAGTTTGTTTTAAGCCGTTTTTTTACGCTGGATAAAGATGGTTGTTATGTTCAAGAACGTATCTTGGATGAGTTGCTTCACTATCATAAAAATGCAGATACAAACAAACGAATCGCTGAGGAAAGAGAAGCGAAGCGTAGGGAAAAACGCACGAACCGTGAACAATCCGTAGACGAAGCGCCACCTAACCAAGAACCACTAACCATTAACCAAGAACCATTATTTATAGAACCTACGGTTCTTGTCCCCTCGCCTAAAGTCGAGAGAACGCCAGCAGCGCCAATTTCTGAAATTGTTGAGCTATTCAATGCCAAGCTACCGCAATTGCCAAGGTGCGAAGTGGTCAACGATGCTAGAAAGCGAACAATCTCAGCCAGATGGCGGGAAGTTGTTGCCGAGCAAAAATTCACCAAAGACCAAGGGCTTGAATGGTTTGCTGATTTTTTTGACCATGTGCGAGGCTCTAAATTCTTAACTGGCAAGGTTAAGGATTGGAAGGCAGACATAGACTTTATTTTTACCCCAACAAAATTTGCTCGCATCGTTGAAGGTGCTTACCACAAGGAGTAATCATGGCGTACAACATTAAAAAAGTTGAAGAAAAAGAAAACCAAGAGTTTTCTAACCTGTGCAGTGTTCAAGGATGCAATCAGCTTTGGTCGGTTCATATTTCTGGTCAGAAGCCAATGTGCAGCAAGCATCAATGGTCAAAGGCTGAAAAAAGAATGAAGCCAGCAGTTTTGCCAAAAGCCGAGCCAGCGCCAGCCATTGATGCAGCCTGGTGGAATAAGGAGTTTTAAATGCGTAACCACTACAACCATGAAGAACTTGAAGCAGCACGAATCCTTGACCTTGTACGCATGGGTGATGATTCTGTGCCATTTACCACAATAACTTGGGCCTTATGGGTGCTTGGCGATGCAGTCGGAATCTAAAAACAGTATTCTCGAATTTATGCGGGAATCCGAAAGTAGAGAATGGGTGGCACGCTATCGCAAAAAAGCGAAAGATCACGGCTACGGTGAAGCTAACGCTTGGTGGGCTGACATGATTGAAAAGATAGAAAAAACCCGTGGCAAGAAAGAAGCTGATGATTTACGCCAGCGCATGAACAGAATCAGGGGCAACAAATGACATTTATGGTTACTTACCGTGTTGAAGGCCCGCCTCAAGGCAAAGGCCGCCCTAGGTTTTCCAATCGTGGCGGCTTTGTCAAAACATACACACCAAAACAGACAGCGGACTACGAAACAATGATTAAAGCATCCGCAATGCTGGCAATGGGTGCTTCAGAGCCATTAGAAACGCCTGTAACTGTGTTTTTGCACGTTACTAAGTCCATACCAACGTCATACCCAAAAAAGCGCATAGAAGCCTGTTTAAATGGTTCTGAGCGGCCAACCAAGAAAGCAGATTTGGACAATATATTGAAATGCTTTTTAGATGCCATGAATGAAGTGGTCTACAAAGACGATAAACAAGTAGTCACTATTCATGCAACACAAGTTTATGGAACATTTCCTGTTGTAGAAGTTCTTGTTAAAGAAGAATTGCCATAAATAAAATATGCAATACAATGGCGAAACCCCACAGACCTGTCCGTCATGTGGGGTTTCTAATCAATTGACATAAGAGGTGTCGCATGACTGAATCTCAGTATATCGCAGAGTTGCATCGTAGGTTCATTGTTGATCTAGATGCTGGAACATTTACAAGACGAAAAAACACAAGTGGCGGCGGTAAAGCCGGAACACTTGCTGGCTCAAAAACTGTAACTGGTTATTTGTGTATTAACATTTTGGGAAAAGTTCAAAAATCACATAGATTATTGTGGTTAGTTGCACATGGAACTTGGCCTGATGGTGAACTTGACCATATCAATTTAAATAAAACAGACAACCGTTTGGTCAATCTGCGACTTGTTAATCACAAACAAAATTCAGAAAATCAACCTTTAAGAAAAAACAATACTTCTGGCTATCCAGGAGTTTCAAGGACAGGAAACAAATGGAGAGCAAGAATTCAACACTACGGCAAAGAAATACGTTTAGGCCATTTTGATTCGCTTGAACAAGCAATTCACGCAAGAAAAATTGGTGAAGCAAAAATTTTTAGTCATGGGTTAAAGGTTGCATCATGAGCGAAGCACCGCACCGAGCAGTTGAATTTATCCTTAAGACTGCCCCATTGTTTGCCAAGGCAAAATCTGATCGGGTTTACATTGAGGAATTTCGCAAGAGTAAAAAAGCATTGTTGATGCAACAAGCCAGCTTGAAGGGTGTTCAAACTTTAGCGGCTCAAGAGCGTGACGCTTATTCAGACGAAGAATACCAGGCACTACTCAAAGGGTTGGCTGCTGCTGTCGAGCAAGAAGAAACCCTCAAGTGGCAATTGACCGCTGCACAGCTAAAAATTGAAGTGTGGCGAAGCGAAAATGCCAACAATCGGTTTGTAGATAGGGTTAATACTTAGGAAATGTTGAGAAAACTAGCTTATACTAGCGCCATGCCCTGAATTTCTTGGGGTCTTTTTAGGAGCTAGTATGAGCATTACAGTAGAGCAAAACTCAACAGTCATCAAGGTTGACCAAGGTGACAAGTTGATGATTGATAAATTTGACGATGGGGCGCACCTATCTATCTTTTTCACAGGCGGCTATTCCTCAGTTGCATTGACCCGTGAAGAAACCGAGGCTTTGATTCAAGCCCTCCAGTTGGCATTGGAGGCAGCATGAAAAACATAGCAACAGCTTTGGTCAAAGCGCAAAAAGCATTTGGCCCTGCCCTCAAAACATCCACTAACCCGCATTTTCGCAGCCGTTACGCTGATTTGTCGGCTTGCGTTGAGGCAGTCATTGATTCACTTAATAACAACGGCATTGCCCTAATTCAGCGCAACTATGAGGACAACACCGGTGTTACTGTGGAAACCTTGTTTGTGCATGAATCCGGCGAAATCTTGGAGTGTGGCAAGCTCCACGTCCCTGCCAGCAAGCAAGACCCACAGGGTTACGGCTCGGCTCTGACCTATGCTCGGCGCTACTCATTGATGGCAGCTTGCGGTATAGCCCCAGAGGATGATGACGGTAACGCTGCAAGTCGCAAAGCACCTGCTTATGATGCTAGTCGCCTGGCTGATTGGTTGGCAGAGATTAGCCAAGCACCCAATGCTGACAGCCTCAAATCGGTTTACACCGAGGCATTTAAAGATACGCAGTCAGACCCAGAAGCACAAAAGAAAATTATTGCAGCCAAAAACGCAAGAAAGGCGGCACTTTAAATGGAACAAAGAACAGATGATTGGTTTGCAGCAAGAATTGGAAAAGTCACAGCCAGCCGAGTTGCCGATGTGGTTGCAAAGACAAAATCGGGCTACTCAGCGAGTCGTGATAACTACATGGCGCAACTGGTCTGCGAACGGCTTACTGGCAAGCCAGCCGAGTCATTTAGCAACGCAGCTATGCAATGGGGTACAGAAACAGAACCACTAGCAAGGGCAGCGTATGAAGCAAAAATGGACGTTTTGGTTGATGAAGTTGGGTTCATCGATCACCCAAGTATTGTCAATAGCGGCGCTTCTCCTGATGGGCTTGTGGGTATTGACGGACTTATTGAAATAAAGTGTCCCAACACAGCAACGCACATTGATACGTTACTCAGCCAAACAGTACCTAAAAAGTATGCAGATCAAATTTTCTGGCAGATGG